TATGGAGAGTCTTTTAGAACTCTATATAGTTTAGTTGGTGTATGAACATAAACATAGGCAGTTGTTCCGTCTGTCCAACTATTAAAAATCTTAGGAACTGTTCCTGTTGTAATTTCAGATGGATTAAGTGCAGGCAAGGCTGTACCTGGTAGTTCAAAAGGATTTACACCCTTAAGTGTTTGAAGAAGCCCACCCGTAGGAAGATAAGGGCTATTTGATTTACCTTTAACCCAATCAGACCCTTTTAATTCTAATATTTTTTGTGACATGTTAATTGTTATCCTTAGACCAAAGCTCTACTGTTCCAGTAACCGCATTTGCTGAGATAATTTCAATAGAAGAAACATCTGCACTATTACCAGACATTTGACCACTTAATATAGCAAGTGTGTCTGAAACTATATTTCCAGCGGTAACACTTGGGATAATACTTTTTGTTCCATTATTGTGAACTGCTTGAATTATAACTGAACCAATAAGTGTCGCTTGCTCAGAACTATTTTGTGTTAAGAAGAAATTTGTGCCACTAGTTGTTTGGTTAATAGTCGTGTTAGTAATACTAAAATAACTATAAGTGTTTGCTGCTGTAATATTGTTTATAGTAAATGAAACTGTAAGTGCATTAGAAGTTGTATTTCCAAGGTTAAATACTAATTTATAAAAGGCATGACCACTGAGACTAGAAAATGTTTTTGTTCCAGTTTCGTTTGAATATGTAACCTTTGAAACATAAGTCCATTCACCACTTCCACCAGTTGGTGCAGCACTTGTCCAGTTTGTACCATCAGAAGTCATTACATTACCAGATGTTCCAGGGGCAGCGTAGGTTTCACTTGAAGCAACAAAGTTTGTTCCGTCACCTTTTAGGATTTTACCAGATGTAGCAGCTCCGTTAACTCTATAACCAGTTCCAGCGTTTATAGTTGTTCCTATATTAGCCGCCTTAGCAGCAGAAATACCACCTGATGTTCTTATTGCACCAGTTGTAGAGGATGTTGAATCAAGAGTAGATGGTGCGAACATTGATGCACTAGCACCTGTTCCACCAATAGTTAGAAGTGTGGTTGCTCCAGCAAGAGCTGTAAATGACGTTGAGGCAGTGTCAATACTTGTGGAAACAGATGGTGATGTCATTGTTTGAACACCTGTGAATGTATTAGCAGCATCAGTCCGAGCAATAGTAGCAGAAGTTGACGGAAAGGTCATAGTTGTACCATCAGTTCCATCAAGTGTAAGTGTTTTATTTATTGTTGCCGTTTTTCCATCTGCAATAGTAATAGTTGCTCCTGATGCTGGCTGAGTAATAGCTACTTTATTTATTGAAGTAGCAGAAGCAACACCAAGTGAAGGAGTAGTGAAACTAGGACTAACAAGTTCTGCCTTATTAGTATCTATACTTGTTACCGCTGTTTTAATACCAGCTAGGGCTGTAGCTCCGTCTGTTGCGCTTGTTTGATTTGTAATTGCTGTTATATCTGTTGCCATGTTAATTTCTTATATCTAGTGTTAATGTTGAACCTATACCATCTTGAGCCCATGGATGATTAACCAGTAACCATGGATAATAATTAGGAATCCATATAAATATTGTTTTACCATCAATATTTAACGTACCAGCACTACTACGATTATCTCCAGTTAATGAATTTGTGGTTTTGGTGTCATAGGTGAGTGTTGCCATGTTATTCGTAATTTCTCATTCTAGGAGATATTATTTTGCGTTTACTGTATCTATTAAGATGCCACTCTTCTAACTCCTTAACTATACCTTTTATATTTGAACCGTTGCCATATAAATCTAATCTTAATGAAGCAGCTAGGTCTGGTTTGTATATAGAAGCGTACTCATAAGAAGCACCCTTCGTTACTAGGTTTTCATTTTCAATTATATAACTGTCTGTTCCTGTAGTTGCTAAATCTTTTGGCTCTCTAAAAAACTCTACATAAACACTTGCACCAGCTAAAACTTCTGCCGCTGTAAACTTTGGGTAAATATCTATAGAGTTTACTTTTGGGTCAAACCTTGGATTTGAACTACTAAATTTTCCATCTATATTAGGGTCTTTAGATACGTTTGATAACTCTAAACTATCAATAGGGGTAGCTTTAACATAATTAGTACCATCATACGATAAACCTACGCTTTTAATTTTAAGCATTTTCTCTGTAGAGGCAAACGAGTAGTCTCTACTGGTTGTTCCAACATAAGTACCAGATGGGTATGTGGTGTAGTTTATATCATCTACGTCAAAACCATCTTGTGCATTAAGAAGTATTTTAAAACCAATCTTATTCCACTTATTAGCCCAACGAGTAAATTGCTGAAATAAAGCCGTGTTACCAGTAATACCAGCTGCACCAAGACCACACAAATCTTCCATTTCTTGAACAGCACCAAGTCTGCCCGATGTATCATTCCAAATCATGTTCTAATTATAACATTAAAATTTGACCTACTACCTTAATGATATTATCTTTCCAATCTTTATACTGCCAGTTCTTTACGATATGGTCATAGGCATTTTGTCCTAGTGTTTCTCTTAGTTCTTTATCTTCTATAAGTCTTGACAAGTTCTTAACCCAATCGTCTACTGTGTCACATAATAAGCCATTTTCACCATCTGTGATAACTGGAACTCCTAAAATGTCTTTGTGGTATGGGTATACCCGTGATGCTACAACAGGTATTTTATACATAGAATACTCAAAGAACTTAATGGAGCTTTTACACTCGTTAAATGGGGAGTCTATAAGCGGTGCAATACCAATATTCCATGGTTGCTCTGCTAAATAAGCTGGATATTCTGGTTGAGTTTTAGTTGCATTCAAAAGCATTATTCTATTTCTTAATGATTGTTTCCATTTTCCAAATATCTTTTTAGCCTTGTCTAAGTCCATTTGTCCCATTAGTTGAAATCTAACATCTGGGTATTTTTCCATAATAGTCTTAATGGCGGGTAATACCATATCTAAATCATCATTATGAGATAGTCCACCACTATAACCAATCACTACACCACTATCTTGAACCTTATTGTATTGCCAATCGTTTACATCATTACAATTAGGAATAACATATATAGGCATGTCAATACCATGAACATCTAATATGTGTTTATGTAATTTCTTTTTAAGTGGAACAGTAGAAACAGTTAGTGCATCAGCAAATGAGAAGTTTGTTGCCATCATAGCAACTTTATTAGTCCTATCTAGTTTACCTCTACCTAATTTTTTAAGAGCTGGGTTTCCCTTATCAACTTCAAGAAAATTGTCATCACAATCTATAATTAGTTTCTTTTTAAAGTGTGTAGCCATAGAACGAAGCCATGCAAAAGTTAAGTCATTATCTGTTTGGTGAAGCCAAATAATATCGTAGTTAGTAAAGATGTAAGTGTAAAATGCTTCAGCTGTTCCTAGTTCTGTAAACTTATCTTTCCACTCCCTATTCCACACAGTCACTTCATACTCTGGTTCTAGTTGTTGTGCTATCTTTAGTGTTCTGTAATAACCCAAACCACCATAACTGTTTAACTTCTCTCTTTCAGGAGATGAAGACCAATCGCTCATGATTTTTAAGATTTTAATTTTCTTTTTCATATTTTTTTATGGTTAGCGAAAGTTTCTGTGGTTCTATGGCAAGTAACACACAATGTTCTGCCGTTATCTATTGCAAACCTTAGTTCAGGATAAAAAGCAAATTGCTTTATGTGGTCAGCATGCAATGTGCCACCTTTTTGTCCACACCAGATGCAAGTGTAATTATCTCTTTCAAATACTGCCGTTCTCCATAGTTTATATTCTAAAGAGTGTCTTATAAGTTTATTCAACGGTGTTATTCCACCCTTCCAATTATTTGAATTACTACCTTTTTGACTTTCACTTTTTTGTTTCCTGTATTCTATTGTTCTCGGTGGCATCTTTCTACCCTTACTTTTCTTACTCATCTTTTCACGAGTTTCCTCACTTACAGTTTTCCCTTTCTGTGCAATTCCTATTTTCTTTTTTACTTCTTCTGAGTGGTGTTTACCAAGATATGATGGTGGTCTTAATGGGCTCTTTTTTCTTGCTTCTGATAATTGAGCACGATGTTTTTCTGTTCTAGTATAGTGTCCAGTTGGCATATACTTATATCTTACCACTCCACTCACTCGGCTTCAAGTGATTGTTGTACTGAAAGTAGTCATGAAGGTATGCGTGTGAATCAATCGCGAAAATGGGAACACCTTCTTTTTCGAGAACATACGGGAATGAGATTTGGTCGCGTTTTGCCCCTGTGCAATATTGTGCATGCCACGCTTCATTTAGTCTTTTAATTCTAGGAGAATGTCTTCGAAGAATAACACCACATTGATACAACCCCTTGTGTTCAGGGAAGCCCTTATAACGCTCTGTGTGCCTCTCTATGGTGTCTTTATCGTCTAATCCTAGTCTGATACACTCTTGTGCTTCTTGGAATAAACAATCGCGTGTGTGGTGTTTAAATACAGCTATATCGTCATCCTCTAGGTATTCGTTTATCATTCGTTGCATTGGTACTTTAGAAATGATATTACCATCAACATATAAAGAGTATTGAGCTTCTGGGAAGAATATGTGTGGCAACATCTTAACTGTTCGACTATCACGGCGAACATCTTTATATAAACTAGGGATTTGTCTTATCTCCCATACATCGCTTTTAAGTGTTGGGTCGTCTGTAAAGCAAACAGCCTTAGCACCCTTAGTGTTTATGTTATCATCGAGTATATCTTTTTTTCCAGTGATTACGGTGTATAAAACATTCATATCTATAAAATCTTGTTATCTTTTAACCATGCAATACCTGTGTCTAGCTCATCTTTATTGGTCTGTGCATTTGAAATCAAACCACGTTCTCCCTCAATACAGAAGATAGACACACGATAGATAGGACTGAGAATTATTACCTTAGACCACAGTTTCTTTTTAGTGAGTAGGTTAGTCAGTGGGTACACAGTAGTGTTCCAATCATAAAGGTCTGTCCAATTAGCAGGATTATCATTTACCCCTGTTCTATCAAGAGTAGTTTGTGATAAATCAAACTTACCACCCATTTTGTCTAGCATTTCTTTCTTGAAGAACTCAAACGAACCACGAATAGAACCTGCTGGCACTCCAACTGTGTTAGTTAGTATTAACCATTTATCACTATACATTTCACCACAAACAGTTTCTAACAGGTCGTAGCGAAGTAGTAGGTTGTCATCGTGAGTGAATAGAAACAAATCATATTGCTTGTAGTCGTTATCTTCTAGCCATTGATTACTGTTACCCCAATCTCCAATAGTGTTAGGGTATTCTTTGTATTCAAATCCTAACTTCTCAAGTTCTTTTACTGTGGCGATACTGTTGTAGAGCTTTGCATCTAAATCTGCATGAGCCTTATCTGTTAGGTCTGGCATTTTAGCAAACGACGGGTCACGATGAGATACAACAAACATATCAACACTCCAACCTTTGGGAATTTTTTGTCTAGATAGTGTTTGATAAAAGTTTAATGGGTAGTGCCACCCAGATACTACGATTGCGAGTTTTTTCATTTTAGTAACCCGTCTATTGTTTCTTTAGCATTTTGTAATAAAACGTTGAAGTGTTCACGTACAATTTCTTCTTCTGATTGCGACTCTTTTCTAGGTGTACCCTTACTCTCGTAGAAATCATTTAAATCATCTATTGTTATCTGACTAGGTATACCAACACGAACCCATGTCCCCAAATCTTGACCATTTAAATTTGTAGCCCACCCTAAATAATCTGCCATCCTGACAAGGTGAACCTTTACTCCTCTATACTCATGTTCTTCGTGTTTCATTTTAATTTACTCATACTAGGAAATAATGGATTGACTACATCGAACTGTGCTCTTGATTGTCTTATAGGTTTCTTATTATAAACTTTCATCCAACCAACATTGTCTCGTTGCTCAGAGCCCCCCTCAAATAATACAGTTCCTTTACCTTGAAGATTATCCCACACGATGTCTAAAATGTCACCTGTGTTGCTAATATCCAGGTGTAACAAATTGAATGGTTCTGGGTTCTTTATCCAATCAAAGAAGTTCTTTTCCTCTATTTCTACCCAATCAATAACCCCATAGTCTTTTAGATTATTTACTAGTGTTTTAAGTCTGGCATGGTTATGTTTATACTCGTCAAACAAGTCATAAACCTTGACCTTACCCTTATTGTTTTCTTTACACGCCATAGCCAAACAAACAGTTGAATAACCATCTAAAACACCAAAATCTATTACAACCTCTGGTTTTTCATAGATAACATAGTCATAGAGTGTTTTACCTATTGCATTATCTCTATACGATGATTGTATTTGTGGATTTATAAACATTAGTGTACTGTTGGATTATTATAATAAGGAATACATAACTTTGTTTCAAAATCCCACTCATCCTTATCGTGGAATACTAGTATCTCTTTACCTATCTTTGTTTCAATAAAGTTTGTGAACTTAACCTCACCCTCTTCAACGACATTCTTTTTGTCCCAACTGCCATGATGATAAGGTAGCTCACCATTATTATTATTTACAATATTACTTAATATTTCTCTTGATGTCAAACCAACACCGCCGTGTGCGTGAGTTCCTAGTGGGTGTCTAGCCATTCCAACTAGAGCAATAAATCCTATATTCTTTCTGGCTCGCATAAGATTAACTATTCTTCTATAGTAATCTCTCCCGCCAACCATAATATCGTCTTCAGTAAACAACCAGTAGTCATACTTATCACAAAACCTTAAGAATGCGTCACTGTATGCACCAAAACTACCACCTATATTATCTCTACGCATTACTATTATGTGTCCGTTCTGTGTTTCTTTACTATTGATTGAGTCAAGCCATTCATTACCCTCTACAAAACCAACATCTGAGTTGACAATAATTATATCCATAGGCATACCAGCATTATTATCTAACTCAAAATTAACAATACGCTTAAGCATATCTAAAATACCCTCACTGGTCTCTATGTTTTGATTGTGTGCGGGAAATCTAGCGTCGAGTTGTATTCTACGATTATCAAGAAAACAAGTCGCTATTACCTTACAATTTAAGCCTGTACGCATGGTTTAACCTGTCCTCAAAACCTAATTTCTTATAAAATGCCTGTATTTCTGGTTTGTCTTGTCTCACAGTAAGCTCGACACAATCACATCCTATCGTTTTAGCATAATCAATCGCTTCTAATATAAGTTTGGTTGAGTAACCACGTTTTCGGTATTCTTCTAATGTAAACACTTCTTCAATCACGCCTAAGTGTCGAGATGGCAGCTCAACATCATAGAACATTAGTGATGAAACTTCCTTACTATTTTCATAATAACCAAATCTTTTTAACATATATATTTTTGACAGATACTACCTATTAAATGTGCTTGTTCTTCTGTTACTCCGTAATGTAATGGCACAAAGAAGTATTTACTTTCTACTTCATCCATTACTGGACAATTTTTTACTTTGCCACCAAATACTGTGTAGAGGTCGTTGCGGTAATGATGTTGTCCTATCTCTATATTCATATCTGCAAGCCCCATCCTTAGTTCATTGTATTTATCAGTTAGTCCACCCGCGAGCCATGTGTGTGAGAACAGTCCATAAGAACGATAAATCTCTCCTAGTTTATTAGTGTGAGCCATTAGTTCGTCTAAGTGAGCAAGATTTCCTCTACCAATAGCAGCAGAGATATTGTTCATGTGATATTTATAGCCAGCTTCTGTTACATCTGGGTTTTCACCTCTTTGTTTAGCGTCTCGGTCAATTCCAAACCATCTAAGTCTTTTCGCCTTTTCGTAATCTTTGTCGTCTCTGCAAATAAGTAAACCTCCGTCGCCTGAAGTGATAGTTTTAATTGCTTGGAGTGATACTGCTGTGAAGTCAGATTGACCCCAATAGTCACTTCCGATTGCTTGGGCTGCGTCTTCAATAAGTTTAATATTTCTGGCGTTACATAGCTCAACAAGTTCGGCAAGTCCCCGACTGTTTCCTCCAAAGTGGACAAAAACAATAGCCTTTGTTCTGTCAGTAATTTTTCTTTTGACATCTTCTATATCTATATTTAAGTCCTTTGTAATATCAGCAAATACTATCTTTGCACCTCGGTGTATTAGTGGTAGGTTTGTAGCTGTGCATGTTAGGATTGGTGTAATAACCTCGTCACCCTCTTCAATCCCTGCTAGTTCATAAGCAAGTTCAAGTGCACTAGTTCCACTATTAACAGTAAGACATCTTTTGCCGAGCTTAGCCTCTAGTTCTTGCTCAAAGAGTTTTACTTCTTCACCCTCTGCTATTTGGTCACTATTAAGCACCCTAAGTACGTTTACTTTAGATTCTTCACTTATAAATGGTTTAAATAGTTTTATCATCTTAAATACTCTTGTATTCCCTCTTCAAATGTATAGAGAGGTTTCCAACCTAGTTCTTTTAATCGTGTTGCATCCATTTGATACTTCAAATCCATACCAGGTCTATGAGACTCTGTTGTTTTTATTTCTTTACCTGTTATCTCGCTACATCGTTTCACTAATTCAGATACAGTAAAGCCATCATTAAGAGTTACATTATATGTTCTGTCTCCCTTTTCAAGTAATAGGTCTATGACTGGTGGAATATTCTTTACATAGATATATTCACGATAGCCAGTACCACCATTGTGAACAGGAAGCGTCTTATCATTTTCTATACAGTCCTTAATAAGTGGAAGTATTTTGCGTGTGTCTTGACGTGCCCCAAAAACATTACAGAACCTAGTCTCACAAGTTTTGTTCTTTATTGAGTTGTAAGTATTGTCGTAGGCTAAACGCAATAGAGAGCCAACAGCCTTGCTAGCACTGTACGGGTTCTTTGGAAAGATAATATCACTTTCTGTTTTCAATACCTCACATTCTCCATAGACCTCATCAGTTGAAACATAGAGTAGTTTTTTAAGGTTAGGACATAATCTCGCAGCCTCAAATACATTTATGTTTGATAGAATGTTTTGTTTTAAGGTATATTCAGGGTCTTTGATTGAGAAGTCTACATCTGATATAGCTGAAGCATGAACAATATAATCAGGGTTTTCTCTGATGATTATGTCTTGAACCTTTACGTCAGCACAATCCATTTCAATAAACTTAAATGAGTCATTTATAATCTCTGGGTGTGAGCCAGTAGAAAGGTCATCGATAACAGTTACACTCCAACCCTTCTTTACGAAGTACTCAACGCAATGCGAGAAAATGAATCCTAACCCACCTGTTATTACAATTTTAGGCATATTTTAACTCTTTAATTCTCTGAAACATAACCAAATCTCCGTCATCGTATTTACTATATCTATTGTTTTTTGTTTCAGCGAATTTTTGTTCTCTTTTTAAACAAAATTCTAACAAGACTTCGGCTTGCTGTCTTTTTTCTACTAGGAATGGTATTAGTGCTTGGCAAATTGTTATAACATCTGACCTTTTTCTAAATTCTAACGAATAGAACCTTTTATTAACCATTTGCTTAACATTATATATTTTCCCTACACCAATTGTCTCTATAATTCCTTCAAGGACTGGCTTGTATGTAGAACCGACAGTAACAGAGACATTAAATCGCAAATAACCATCCGCACTACTTGTATGTTTAACAATGGTGAATGTACCCTCACCATCCATGAAACCAGCTATATACTCTAGTGATAGTTTAGGCTTTGTGTTGTCCATAGTTTTCTTCTACCACATCTACTGGGGCATCAAAGAGAGCGTCAGAATACTCTGGTGTCTTTAGTTGTTCTAATGTCATTTGAACAATCTCTTTAACTTGCTCTGTTGTTTTAAATGGTATTGGTAGGTCGTTAAGTTTATAAACGTAGTCTGGTGTTACTTCGTCTTGTATTTCAAATTGTGGAATCCAAGTACAAATATCTACACCATTAAGAAATAAATTAGAAGCTCCTGGTCTGTTTTTATTTGGAACAATTACTAGTCTTGGGTCAATAGTCTGTAGTTCCTTTTGAAAGTCCTCGGTTTTTATTTTTTGCATAGTTCTTCATAACTCATTATGGCTTGTATACAAAGTGCAAATGATAGTTCTAATAGTTCCTGTTTCTTTCTTGTTTTAATAGGTAATTTACTTCCGTAGTTGTTACCCTCATAGTGAAATGCGTAACCTACATATCCTGGCTCTACTAATATGTTAATATCCAAACCTTTATAGTTGATTTGTGAAAACTGTGGTAATAATTTTTTCATAATTCAATTATACGCAAACAAAAAAGACTCGTCAAGGAGTCTTAAATAGCTCTAGTTGAATACTTCCTTTTTCTATATCTAAAAACCTGTCTTTACAAGTTTTACACTCTACAACCCTTATGGTTCTTTGCATTTGAGTATATCTCTTTTCATAAAGAATCTCAACCTTTTGTGAACTACTGCATTTCTTGCAAAACTTTTCCATTTTTATTTAAGTATAAACAAAAAAGCCCCGAAGGGCTAATTTGCTATTTAACTAATTAAAGTTATATAGAAGCTGAGTTTCCGTTAGTTGCACCTGTCATCACCTTGATAATCCAGTTTGAGTTAAGAGTCTTAGCTGCAAAAGGCATCTTCCATCCAACTGTTGACCATAGGTCGAGTGGGTTAGAAGTGTCTCCTGAACCAGGATTTTTAACATAAATCTTTGGACTAGAGAATGAATCAAGAGAAACCATAGCATATGCACCACGACCGAAGATGTAAGTTGTGTAAACATTAGCCACATCTGTTGTAGATGTTGAGAAACCTCCTGAAAGGTCTACTGTTGGCTGATTTGTTTCCACAAATTCAACTCCGTGAAGTTTACCAATAACACCTCTTTCAATAGCGTCAGAAGTTGTGTATCGGTGTGCGTCAAGCCATTCTGAAGCACCAAACAAGTCCATAGCTACTTGTGGTCCGATTACACCTCGGTAAACAGCACCTGGGAAGCGTGGAGCTTTGTTAAGTTTCAATGTTCGAACAGCCTTTCGGATTTCAAGACCAGTAATAACATCTGATGTGTGGATAGCTGAAGTAGATGATACTGCTGCAGTTGTCGCTACAAGTTGACGTGTTCCTGATGCTGAAAGTTCGTTACGGATAAGAGCGTCGATACTCTCACCTGCGTTTTGTCCGTGTACATCTACGTGTTCTTTCAAGTCTGTATCAATAGATGTCATCTTGAATAGAGAACCAATAGTTGTGTATGCTCCGTACTCTGCTAGAGTAGCAGTTACTTGAGTTGCAGTCATCGCTACTTCTGAAGGGTTTGTTGCTTCTGTAAGAGCTGCTGTAACTAGAGCAAGAGGAGTCAATCTGTTGAAGATTATACTCTTACCTTGGTTAAGTGAAGCCTTTTTTACAGTTGCTCCGAAGTCGTGGCGAAGTTCTGCTTTTGCTCTTTCTAGGAATACCTTATCGTAAAAGGTACTCATAAGGTTAGAGAGACCTGATGTTATTGATGCCATAATAATTGTTAATTACCATGACCAACGCCGTAATTAGTCTTGTGGTAGGATTTTTTCTAATTCTGCTGAAGACATTTTAGATAAATCATCTTGTGTGAACTTTTTAAATACTGGAGACCTAGATGAAACTGATTCAGTAGCATCTTTCGATTTCTGTTCGGCTCTCATAGCTTTGATGGCAGATTGTACAACTGGATTCTTTAGAGCTTTAGCCCCGCCCAAATCCATTATTGCCTCAATCTCATCTGGCGAATAGCCATCAGCTCTAAGTTCTAGTTTTTCAAGTTTCACATTAAGAGAGTTATCATTTGTCTTCTCTGATAATGTTGATAATGATTTTGCCGTTTTTGGTTCTTTAAGTTCTTTTGTTGCATCGTAGGCAATAGCTTTTCGTTGCAATTTCTTGAACTCTGATTTAGATAGAGTAACATCTTCAGATTCCTCCTCTTGTGATTCAGTCTCTTCTACTTGTTCCTCTGAGATATTTTCTTCCTGCTCTACTATCTCCTCTTGAGCCTGTACATTTTCTTCATCCATGAAATGATAAGTGGTTAAACGTTGAGATGGCAACGATACCTTTATAAGTTAGTTTTTAAGCGGGTACTATAACCGATTACTCTCCTGTTAAATCTCTTTTTATCTTAGTTTTATCTACTAAACCAAGAGATGACAGTAAGTCTTTTACCTTTTCAGAAGCATATCTTCTTCCAAATACTTCTTGTTCCAGTGATACCCTAGAAAACTCATCTAGTTTTATATCACTTATATTATCTAGTTTATCACAAAAATCTTCTAACTCTTTTTGAAGAGCATAAAACTCTGGGTATCTTTTTAGGTTTTGAATATCTATATGATTTTGTTTATTCATTGTTTTGAGGTTGAGCTAACTCTATTTGACCCTGCTCTACTTGCTGTTCTACTTGCTCCATAGCTTCTGACTCCATGTCTTCAAGCTCACTCATGTGCCACCCCATAGATGACATAACCTTAAATAGTATTTTCTTTTTAACTGGGTCTGTTGTTATTGTAGGGTCTGCCGCTATTGCTTGTAGAAGTGCATTACCATTATTGATTTGAGCATAGATGTTCTTATTCTCACCTGTTGAGACAATATCTACTTCGTAATCAAGGTCTTTGAAGAACTTATCTTGAACATCAACCCATATCTTATCACCCATAGTAGAGATATTCATAAGAGCAGTCTCTTCAAAACCTTTATATACCTCCTCTGACATAGCTGGTGTTTCTACTTTAGCAAATTCAGGAGATAGAACATACTCAACAAACTTAGCATTTGCATAATTACGAGCATAGTTCTTTCTTAATTTAACTATCTCTTGCATTGAACCCCCTAAACGAAATACATGAGCACGATTTAATTCTTTTTCAATCTGTGGAAATACTAACTTTTTAATAAACAAGCCAAGGAATAGACCAATGTTTTCTTTCTTGTAATCAAAGACAGCTGTAGTTTGTTGTGTTTGTATTTGGACAGCTCCTAGGGTTGCTGAAGCTGGAGGATTCTCACCAGAAACAACATCACGACTAAATGTTAGGTTATCTGAGTGTTGCTCAATAGATAATGCAGTATTTTGTAATCCAACTAACTGTCTAGCTTCTGTCGGGATAGGTGTAATCTCGCTTTTGACTTTTAGTATCTCACCATTTTGTAGGTCTGTAGTGATATTAGAAGCAATAGTGTCGTCTCGTGATTGGAATAATTGTATAGAACCTAGTTCGTTAGCTCTAGCTTCTTGGTTCTTAACCTCATTGATACGTCTTTGGTTCTCAAATAGTGTTTCAACGATACCAATACCCATCCAACGACCCTCTGTTTTATTGTAGTGAACCTCCTCAAAAGGAACTTCGTCAATCTGTTCCTTATAAAGAACAATACCATCTTCTGCAATAATGACTCCTTTGTCATTTTGAACAGCACTATCTACACCCGCAACAACCATCTTAGCCAATACATATTCGTTCTCGTCTGATTGCTTATCTGTGAACCATGATAGTGGCACTTCTCCATAGCGTGTAAATACTTCAACAAGGGGAGCACCCTGAGATTTAGCGACTTGTGAAGCTCCGACATCATAAAGATTTGAGCCATTTGATGTAGTCCCAATAGACGAAAGGTCGTAACCTTGTGAATATACACCACTAAAAGCGTCAATAGCATCTTGGACATTCTCCCATCCATGCTTAGCCATTTTACGCATGTCTTGGTGTGATAATAGCTTTCTATCAAGGATATATCTTGCGTTCTTTAGTTTATCTGTCGCCTGGTCTACATAGAAGTGTCTTAGGTCTACAACCTTAGCACCTTTCTTTGTCTTTTCAAGTACAACAGTCCCGTAAACTGGTAGAAGTCTTGAGACCTCATTAAGAACTTGTCCCATTTCGTTCTTTTTAAGCCAAGCCTTTAGTTCTTTTTCAAGTATGTAAACATTCCAGTCTGTTTCTGGGTTATTAGATACAAGGATGAAGTCTTTTACATCCATATCAATCATCTTTGTAGCTACTTCACAACGCCAAGTAGATAGATTATGAAAAACCTTCTTTCTTAATACTCCGTTTACTTCCTCATAGTCACCTTTTTCATAGTGGGAATTAAAATACAAGTGGATTTTCTTAATCGTATTGTATTGACTAAAGTTATAACCTGGTACAACCTCAATTTCATTTTGAAGAAAGTCTTGTCGCTCCTCTCTTATTTGTTTAAAAATATCTATCATGGTTTATGTGCTACCCAGTACGGCTGAGATTACTCTCAACTGGACAGCACGCAAATCACGATACATAAATTATACCACACGCAAAAAGTGGCTATTCAAAACCTGCTTTACGTGATTGTCTATTAAGGTTTACTCTATCTTGAATTCTAATTTCATTAAAAATATTTACTGGTTCTTCCATGTAAATAGCATAACGCAACGCATCACAGTTTGATACTAATACACCATTAGCAAAGAAATATCCATTTCTCGAAACGCTAGCAAAAACTTCTTCTTTTCCGCAATGCTTTAGCCCTGCAATTATTGTGGCAGTATTTGCCAAACTTCGTCTTAGCTGTGTATTCTCTATTACATTCATCGCAATTTCTAGTGATTGAGTATCTTGGGAAGTATTTTGCATTGACTTTTCCATGTTCGCTTCTGAACTTTTGTCCTTCTGGTGTTTTAGACCATTCTGAAGCAGCATCTTGACCTGCCTTAGCCCATTTTTGAAACTTACCCTCCCAATCTTGATAGTGTTCAGCAAAGTGCTCCTTTTGTGATACAAGTTGGAGATTAGATATGTCGTTATTAAGTGTGTTACGGTCTTTATGGTGGATATGAAAGCTCTTAGGTATTTGCCCGTTATATTTTTCCCATATATATCTGTGTAGACGTTTTGTTTTATAGCCTGTAAGTTTCGTTGCAGAAGATACAAAATAGTTACGAAGCTCACTCCTGTTTGAGTTTGGGTATCGCCTAAAGATAATTCCATCAATAATTCGTGTTTCCATATTACAAGTTTATCAGAATATCGCAAAGAGTCAAGTCTTACAAAACCCCTTTGTGTCAAATACGGATGGTCAGCGGTAACCTTAGACCCAATAAACTCATAAACATCTTTGAAGCCCGTTGATTTAGTATATAAAATATCTCCCTCAATCTTAGTATCTGCTGTAAAGCAAGCATGGTCGTTTTCCTTGATGGGGTTTTCTTGCTCGTTGTTATTCATTCTCTTGTCTGGATAACGATAATTCTCAAGCTCCCAAATAAGATTAGTACAACTAGAGTGAATATGTATTTTACCTTGCATAAACAAGGCTCTTATTTTATTTATACCATTCTTAATACTATCCTTATTCTTTACTACTTCACGGCAATAGACATTAGCTTTCTTTAGTTCCTCAATAGCACTAGGACTTTCTGGGTCAGGATACACTTCTTCAAATCTTAGGGCACTTACATACTCAGCTATTTCTATATCAGTCTTTCCTGGTTTGTACCACTCAGATGTTATCCAAAATGAGTTATCCCAATCTTTCTCTATTGAAATGACTGCAGTTGGGTTTGTAAAACCAAAGTCTATACCAGCAAAGTATTTGATAGAATTAGCGGGTTTTCCATCTGTATATACATGAACATCACGTCTAAACTCTTTGTAGACAAGTCCCTCAAGTTTACGGAAGTCTGCTAGGTATTCTTGTGCAAATCTATCCTCTGTAATTTCTTTCTTAATACGCTCAATCTCCTCTGGCTCGTTCATTGGGTTATCGTAAGAGGTAGCGTGACAATAAAACCAATCCTCACTTGATTGTGCTCTTACAGTTAAATCATAGAAGTCATTAAATCCGTTTGGTGTAGAACCGAATACAGCCCTACCCTTGGATGTAAGAAGTGTAGGAGCTAGAACCTTATCCCAATACTCCATGAATTGACGACAAAAAGCCACCTCGTCGGCTAGTATTAAATCATTCTCAGTTCCTCGCCCTTTACCAGAGAGAATAACTGACTCCCAACCCTTTAAACTTACAAGAGAAGTTCCACCTTTTAAGTTTCTTACTCTAATTTCTAGGAGTGTTTCGTTCTTTGATACAACAGCTTCACCAAATACGTCAAGAAATATCTTCCAAGCAATATCTCTAGCATCTCCATGTGTCATAGCGTAGTAAGTTACATGAGCATCATCTATTGTTAGGGCTGTTCCTAATGCCTCATAGGCAAATAGCGTAGTCTTACCAGAACGCCTACCCCAGTTAAGTACCTTAAACCTACTCTTATTGAGTATTGTCAGTTCCTGTTTCTTCGTGAGTTGCATTTATATTAAAAGACTTAGCTACTGCTTCTGGGACTACAACTGTTAAGTTACCCTCTATTTTAGAGTCTACATCTTGTTTAGGGTTTCCTTCAGCCATTTTCCAAATATCTATTTTATTTAACCCCTCAAAGAATGCTATCTTTTCTTCGTCGCTTAATCCCTCAAGATATTCTTTAGCATAAGTCTTTAAAGATTTACTTCCTTTTGGTCTTCCTCCTGGATTACCACTTACACCTTTTTGAAATAACCAGGGCTTACTGTTAGTTTTCTGTTCTTCAGATTCCATAACTTAATTATACAAGCTAATCATTACCCTGTCTACTCCTCTACTAGAAAAAAGAAATAAACAATATAGCCATCTGTTGCTCGTGTTAAATACACTGCATTACTTGGTACTTCTTCATTCTCTTTAAATCTTTTAATTTTCATAGACAGACAAATAATTACTCTTCTATCTTATCGTCTCCTACAGCATCTTTAGCCATTGGAACGCTTCCTGTGTCATTCTGGGGCTTTATAGCACTACTTAACTTATCCTGTAGAATAGCTACAGCCATAGCTTCACCACCCTTGATTTCTGCCTTACTGATTAAAACCAATATATTATTTATATCCTGCTTTGTTAGTTGTAAATTGATTATTGTATCCATAGTTATAGTTTATATTATTCTCTGTTATCTGCAACTATTTATCTTGGTTCTTCTAAGTGCTTTTTCATAATTTAATCTCGTTTATTTAATCTACTTACATCTACCCAATCAGGGTGCTCACCACTTTCCCATTTTTTTGCTAGTCTTAATGATTCTTCATCGGGGTCTTCAATATCGTTATCATCTAAATATTTGTTCCAATCTTTACCATACTGTTCATAGCAAATGGCTTGCCCCCAATCTAAACACTTGCCTTCTTTTGTATAAACACTCCCACCATAAGTTTGAGCCATTCTACTTATCCAATCAATAATAAATCTTGTTGTATCTTTCATAATATTTAATTTTACCTAATAATCTTTAGAGGCAGTATTCAGTTCATAGAGACCAGACACAAATCTTAAGCCACTGTTTGAGCACTGAGACCTTATCAGCGTTTGTTATTAAGTCTGACCTAGGCGTTGAGGTTTTTATACCCCTCCCTACGAACTGAGTGCTACCTCCTGAAGAAGTACCTGTGCCCTGCAACATGGTTCGACTTGCCACGAACGCCATTAGTATTCCATTTCAGTTGACAGGCAAAGATACTCCTTCTCTACTATGCTTAATTACTCCAACTACTTTTAAGTTCTGGCTTTGATTTAAAGTACTTCATTGCTTGTGCGAGTGTTTTACATTTAGAGTATTCTTCTCTATGGTCGCCGTTGAGTATGTAATAACTAGAATCTGTAACTATTGCTGTTTCTACTTCTTCGTCACCCTCAAAGAACCATGTACCACTTGTATTTGCAAAAGATATTGTGAAGTTCTTTCTTTCTAAAACTTCATGACCTTTTCCAGTACCATTTTGTTCAAACTTATACTCCATATTTATTTAATCCCGTGTGGGAAGATTATTACTAATATAACTATTGCTACAAGTGCAAGTCCTACTATCCAATCTCCTTTGAAACCTCCTACCTTACCTTCTACTTCTATATCTTTTAAGAAATCATGTTTTGCGTGGTCTTTCATATTATTTATTAAGTCTAAATCCACATCTTCTACAATCTGAGTGTCCACACATATTGAGTTCTTGTCTTTTCCATGAAGGGTACTTGTGTCCAAATATTTTACAGATTAATTTCTTCATATATCCTCATAGAAGCGATTGGTTAATAATGATTACTTCTACACTTTAATCATAGCAAATCGTATGCAGTATGCAAGCCCTATTTCTTCTTAACTGTGGATAACTTTTTTTCCGCTTTTGCCTTGTGCAGTAAGGCTGAAAATTCACTTCTCTTCTTTTTACTTGTATTTGCCCATCTATATTTTGCACGGATAGAGTTTAGATTTATCTCTTCTCCACAATGAGGGCATGTTGGTTTAGTTTTCATATAATTTATCAAATTCTTTTTGTAGTTCCGTAAATCTCTCATCAGAAATATGAAATGTATCTGCTAATCTTTCGTTTTGATTACCTGGGACACCTTTAGACTTCATAAATTCTAATAGGTTAAATATATACTGTCCAGTTCTCCACCCCTTTGGTTTATTCATTTTATAACTATATATTTATAATCTCCTTTTTCTTCGACTGTTTCAAACTTCCAACCTTGTCTTTTCAATAAAAGAATAATTGCTGAAAGTCTTGAGATTTTATGATACTGCAAATTCAAACATTCATTGCGTGTAACAAACCCATCTCTATTCAACTTACTTTTTATTCTATCAACTTGATTCTTTTTCATGTTTTTTTGTCCTTCCCATATAAGTATCAGTATTTTTATGACAATCTCGACAAAGTGTCCTACCATTACCTATATCCCAAAGTTCATTACATTTTTCTGCATCTTCCATACTTCTGATATTATTCTCATTTATTATATTTGAAAATGGTTTAATGTGGTCAGCTTCTACGTATACACCTCTTTTCAAACAAATCTGACAAGTATAATCATCTCTCTCAAAAATCTTTTTACGCCATTCCTTGTTACTTAAACTTGACCTTATTTGTTGGTTTAGTTTTGTTACACCACCTTTCCAAAAATAATTATCCTCACCCCTACGAATATTTTTTCTTAACATAACCCTAATCTTCTGCTTATGTTCTTCGCTTTTAGGTTTACCACTTAATGCCTTAGATAGTTTATTTCGTGTAGATTCTGGAATCTCCCTAGTTTTCCACCATACATATTTACATTTTATAGAACAAAACTTTGCGTCTTTCCTACTTCTTTTTACTTTGACTACATTTCCACAGATACTACATCGCAATTCTTTAAGTTTTAGTTGAGATTTAGACTTACATTCCATACTACAATATGATTTTGCTTGTCCTTTTATATCCTTAACACCACAATATTTACATTTCATCTACTTATTATAGCACGAGAAATGATTGTCTACCATTCGTTTCTAGTTATGAAACCATCTCTATTTAGTTTAAATCTTACTCTGTCTAATTGACTTCGTTTCATATTTAATCTTTAAAACTACTGATATATTCTTCTGTATTCTCTTCACTTGGAAAAGCAAAGTATTCTCCTGTATTAATTGATAAAGCGTGAACCATATCTTCCCATACTTGGTCTACCTGTTTTTTTTCTAATTCAGAAGTGCTTTTAATATCATACTTAGCGTGAGCTATTTGACGATAAACACTTTTGATAGCTTCCATAGTAGGGCGTATTTCCATATTTTTGAAAGCCTCTTGTAGCGTTATGTTGTTTTCAATAAGATAGTCAGCTATTTGTTGAAATCCTTTGTGAAGAGCCTTGTTCTGTTGTGAAGTTCTTTGTTCCATTAGAAACCAATATCACTCATATCTTGTTCTTGGAACTGCGGAATAATCTCATTTGTTTCGTTATCTCTAACAGCTACCTCGTCAACAATCTTGTAACCCTTTCGTGATTTAGTTTTATCATTGTGGTCTACCCATTCGTCTTGTAGGTTACAACTAAGAAAAGCTCCTTTGTTACCTTGTTTAGTCCAACAACTTCCAATGTTTACATATTCTGGTTGTTCTTTTGTTCCAACATTTGCTGAAATTGTGTGTGTTGGTGCTTTTTCGTTTGTGTTTGGTTGATTCTTAAATATACTGAAATTTTTCATGTTTTTATTGTTTACTTTTTAATCTTTTCATACTTTTTTTAATTTCTTGGATACAAAACTTTTGTTCTATATACATTCTTTCATATTCCTCGGAAGACATTGTATTTTCTGTTAAATATCTGTCAAGGACTTTTCTCCACTCTACTGCTTCCATTTAAAAAGGTTCTTCGTCTTCTAATATATCTGACTTTTTAACCTTTCTCATTTCGTCAGCAGTTGCAATACCATCTACAAGACCTATATTTGCAAAACCTAAAGCCCTACCAACAGCAGAAGTTTCAGCAACTTCAAGGGCTACGTTCCCCATCATACCTTTACCCCATTCTGCTTGTGAAGCTCCGCAAAAGAATCTTTTATCATCAAGCCATACTTTAGCTAAAACAACAATTCTATCTGGTGTACTGCTTTCATGTATAGTTGTTTCAATCCAACCACTAGGATACTTATTATGAAACTCTTTTACTCTCTCTACTACAGGGACATATTCTTTTCCTTTAATGTTTATTGTTTTCATTTTAAAACTCTACTCCACTAAATAATAATCCATTTATAACCGACATTCTCGTTGTACCTACTTCTACATATTCGTGATATGTTCCTATATACATAGGCTTTCCATTTATCTCTCCTTTGTATTCAATTAACATATTATTCTAACTCTTCATCTGTTATCTCATAAATCATTCCTCGACCATCTAATACTTCTGTTTCTGGTTCAGGAGAAGTGAAGATAGGTGTCTTTGGTTCTATTGCTTCTAACTCCTTATCCTTAAACTCTTGTTCTTCAATAATTAAATCACTCATATATTTACTCATTATTCTGCTACTCATACAGTATGCATTATTGCTGTATATAATGCAAGTTTATAACTGTGGATAAACTATTTCTTTAATAAACTGTATATATATCTATTCCATGATAGACCTGATTTTATCTTTTTCTCCATTAAGAGTTTCTTAGTTCCTTTGTGGAGTCTTACAGAGAAGACATCGTATTTTATCTTTTCTTCTTTCTCTGCCATATTACTTATTCATTAAATCTAGTATTTTATCTAGGTCTTCTTTACCAGAATTAGTATTTAATTTAAGAACTTCTATAAAAGCATTATTTAGTGATACTTTATTATCAATGGAGTAATCTACTACATCTCTACCGATGAACATACTTGTCCATGAACCTAGCCACATTATGTGCATTCCTAAATTACCACTTGCGTATTTTCTATCCATATCAAATAGATTAAACATTGCTTCGGAATATCTTAAAATTGTATCTTTATATTCTTTTGAGGAAATACCTCTATATTCATCGTTTGTAATTTCGTCAAATAATGTTTTCATTTTATTTATTATTAACTTATAATTGTATTACCATAGGTATACCTAAACCCCTTTCCCTTTTTACCTGAAATCTAAGGTTCTTTCCTTTATATGTTATACGATGATGCTCTGATAAGTGGAGATTACCTAATTACAGTCATTACTCCTTTTCAATAAGTGGGGTATCTATATTGTTTTAACTTCCAAGCCATTTGGTTTTAGAATTGCGAGCTTATCAGGCTAGCGGACGAAAGGGTAAAACGCAACCCGCTAGTATTCATAAGCCAACAATTTTTCAAACCTTTTATTGTCTATAGTATTTTAATTCGTAAGCCAAGGTAACCGAATGTTTCGTATAATTTGTTAGACCATAACGCAAAAGGACTCGTACCACAGACCTTGGGAGATTTTGTGATACTAGTCCTTCTACGCCCAAGGTCAATATAATAATAGCAAGTATGGTTTTTATTGTCAACTGTGGAAAACTATACCCTCCTCTTTCTTAAACTCCAAGCGTATAAATTAGGACTACCTTTGCGATTATGTAAATCTCTACACTCACTTAATACTCTATAAAGTTGTTCGTTGTTCATTCTAGCTGTAAATATACCAAAAGTCTGTTTAGGGATTTTTTCCATTTTCTTAAACCTAACGTCTTTAGATTTTAGCCATTTTTCCATTGACTGTTCATTGTGTCGCCATTTGTTTTCTTTCAAAAATTCATTGTATCTTTTACGATTAATAAGTCGCATGTCTTCGGCGTTTAAGATAGTTTCTATTTGTCGTTGAATATACCAACGCTCATCGTTTTTTGTTACCTTAATATCTTTTGGAATATCAAGGATAAAGTCTGATATAGAGAAGGTGGAGGTGTCTTGTATATCAAAAGTTTCTTCCATAAGACTATTATACAACTATAGTCAAAAGGTAGTATGTGGATAAACTACTTCTTTATCACATTAAACAAGGCTCTCATAGACAGTGCATGTTTTTGAATGTATCTACCTATGATGTATTCTGATAGAGTTAGTTTAAATGAGTCCCTTGGGATATTCCTTGCGTTCTTTTTCTTTGAGTGTGTTGTAGATTTCATCGTAATTAGGTTTTATAATTTTGTTTTTTTCTTTTTCTAATTTTTCGAACCACTCAAGACCTTTTATTTGAACTATTTTTGAAGCCCAAAAACTCTCATTAAAATGTAACATTAAATGACAGTGATGACAAAGGTTTATAAGGTTATCGAAGTTGTAACGAAGAATTAAACTTTTGCTTTTATGTACATGGTGGTGTGCAACCTCTGTATGATAGTTACAACCTTCGGCATGTCCATGTAATAAACAAACTGGGTGCATCATTTTTACAATCGGAGTTAAAAGTTTGTCGCATTGAGCTTGAGATTTCTTCTTCATATTGACAGTATACTATATTGTGATACAATTACTCTAGAATCTAGATTTCATAGCTATCGTTGCTCTCTGTGAGAGCGAAACCTGTTAGGAGAAATTCGGGTAGTAATCTCCCATGAATATAAGCACAGACCCGTCCACAGTGGCGGGTTTTGTGTTTACTATGCCTTAAAATTGATTGTAGAGCCTCACAGGGGCATATAAAAAGAGAGCCGAAGCTCTCTAAATCTCAAATTGAGGGTCGTGTTTGTAGTGTTGTAAAGAGTTCCAGTCAGAAAGAGTCATCATACCCCTTTCCCATTTACCAAGAAGAAACTTATAATTCTGAGAAAGTGAGTCGTAATAAATGTCTGTACCACACGAGTGCATGGCACACATTTTTTCGTAAACAACATTTTCTCCAATTACTTTAATACTTCTGTAAAGGTGAGGAGTGTAACCGAGATTGCCTATATGGTTTGCTTTCATTACATGCCAACCATTAGTACCTCTAGCGACGAAGAAATTATCTGTTCTTGGTCTTTCTGCTTTGAAACAATCTAAACACCAACCTACTCTAGTAATAATTGCCATAACTAATACTTTTGATGTGAAAGTTTACATAAAAGTTCTGTTACCTGGTCTAAAAACTCATTTGGTATAACTAACATAGTTACATCTCTTGAAATCCAATGTTCGTTTAACATCTGAGCCACTTTGTGCGGGAGATGATTTGAGAACATTAAATGATAAGCATTGTGAAGTTTTTCTGGGACATAAGAAATGTTATTTGGAAGATTGCTTCCTCCACGAGAGCGTGGTTGCAAATGATGTTTCGTTAACCTACCCAATTTCTCAATCGGATAATGTTCGTTTTTTCTCTTATAACACATAACATAAGTTTTGATGAACAATTTGTTGTCTATGTAAGTATATACCTAAAAGCAAAAGAACACCGCTTACAACGATGTTCTTGGGTTTACTAATTATCGAACAGAATAGGTCTTGTTACTGTTCTACATTTTCTTTTTTCTTCAATCAGGAAGAATGTCTGTTTTGGAATATCATAACCAAATCCACACGAGTCGGCATATTGGTCATAACCAATCATAGAACCATTACAGAGGAACATTGTGTCCTGGAGGTATTGGTGGTGGTGTCCCATACAAACAAGGTAGTAGTTTGCTTTTGCAAATTTACGCATGATGTATTTACGAGCTGGGATATATAATCCACCAACGCCATCAAGATAACGGAAGCCATGGTGTCCATGAACAAAACCAATCTTCAATCCGTAGATTTCAACAGTAGAAACAGAACCCTTTGGGGCAACCATTACGATACGACGCTCATCTTTGAAGTGATAAGCGATTGCATCATATAAAATGTTTTCCAAAGAGTTATCTTCTTCTGAAGATTTCCAAACCTTGTCAGTAATTCTGGCATGGTTTCCGTGATTGTAAGGAATGGTAATTGTTACAGTTGTTTCTTTGAGTAGAAACTCAATACCGCTAATTAAAAGGTCACGAGCAAAACTGATAGCCTGTGAAGGTCCGAGTTGGCAAATCTTCAAGTTTTCAGTGTGGATGTTACCAGTGATAAAATCACCGCCCAACCAGAGTACAAGGTTTTTAATCTTGACGTTCTGTTCTGCTTCACGAAGAAGCACCAATGTACCCTGAAAGAATTGTTTAGCACGCTTCTCAGCGATTTCTAAATTATATTCGTTTGGATACATTATTTTTTCTGGGTCAACACGCTGTTCTAAATGCCAATCAGAAGCCAATACAACAGCAGTAGCCTCGGTGTTACCACCAGTCTTTGAAGCAACAATCTGTACGTTTTTAAAGTTTGGAACTTCCTCCTTAATTGAAAGGAGTTTTTTAAGTTCGTCATTTTCCTTTAAAACAGTATTAAGATGTTTCTTTGTATCGTTTGCTTCAACTGACTCTTTACGCTTTTTTTGTAAGTCATCAACAGAGAGCTTTTTAAATTCGCTCTTTGCTGGATGTCCTTGTTTTGCTGGTAATCCTAATTTTCTAGCGATAACCCTTAATTGTGAAGTTCCTCGACCAATAGCCTTTGCAAGTTCATCATTCGGTGTAGTAAACCAGTTCTTTTTGAGATAAGTCTCAATTTGTTTTTGTGTCATTGAACTTAATTTGTTATATTTTACCACGATAGAAGTTCTTTACCCTCATTGACTATGTATTGTGGTATTACCTTATTTTCGTCTAATAAAAGTTCCAACAATAGTTTTTCTTTTTCTACTGCTTGTTCATAAAAGTCACTCTCTTGATGATAGAAAATATCAATTACCTGATTTGATGTTAATTGTTTAACAGCAAGTAAAAGGTGCAATCTATTTTCACTCGTAATTGTATCCACATATATATTATAAATGTGTTTGTTTACCGATACTAGTGACTAATGTGTGGATAACTTATTTTTAAAGGTTCTGTTATTTTGTTGTTCTTTGATTGTTGCCCAACGACAGTTTTCTTTGGAATAATTTTTATTATTATCAATGCGGTCTATAGTAGTTTCTTTATGTCCATATTTATTTAGGTGCTCAACATAAGAACCATACATATCTTTTTTGAATTCTTGGTATGTGTTCCACTCAACACTAATTCCTTTACCACCATAATACTTATAATTACTTTGTGACTTATATTTACATCTCCTTCTCATTCCATCGAAAATAAACGCAAGACCAAAATCTCTATTTCTTAAGTTTTTATTTATTGTTTTAATTAAAGACTCCTTATTTTTTAAATAATATTTTTTTCTTAGTTCGCTTAGTTTGTTCTTATATTTACCACTAGTCAGTTCTTTTGAGCAATCCTTACAATAGGCATGAACACCGAGTTTCGTGGACTTGTTTTTATAAAACTGTGACAAATCTTTTTCCTTTAAACACTTACTACATTTATTCATTTTAAATCAAAAGTCTCCAAACGCTTGGCAGAATTTGGAGACTACTAACGCCAAGCTAATAATAGAAATATTATACACTTATTTAAAGTATATAGTCAACTGTGGAAAACCCGCTTGATAAATACTGTATACTTATTAAAACAATAAACATGCTAACAACTCTTTTTATTCTTTGGCTTAGGTCAAAACTTAAAAAGATGCCCACGGAGAAAATTGTAGGTTTTATTTTTGTCTTAATTTTTACAATTTATTTTGTAGCAATAGTTACAGTCCTCTCTGGTCATCGCTAACACCTTATGGTGTTTTTTTGTGGAAGTGGGGAGAATCGAACTCACCTTTTACCAATCACTCCCTATTCCCCCGTAGTCTTTGTTACTTCTATGTAAACTTTCACAAAGCATTTCAACTGATGGGGTCTTTTCGTTTTTCACGAAATGTCAGATTATTCGATATTATTTACGTTACAATAACTCAATAATATCTACCTAAACAGTATAATAGGTTAATCCCTAGCCTTACGCCACCAGTTTACTTGCTGACGTTAGCTAATTATAAAATATCATCAAAACCAGCAGTATTTAAAAGTTGTATCATCTTTATTCTCTCTTCTGTGTCGAGTTCTGTGAGAATAGAATTGATTGTGATTTTTCTCGCTCTATGTTTTCCAAAGAAGTCAATAAAAAGTTCCTCAACTGATACATAAGGATTTGCCTCTAAGAAAGCTATAAAGTCTGCGGTTTCTTGATTCACTTAAATAGTATATAACATATAAACAACAAAACCACCCCGAAAGGTGGAATTGTCTGCGAGGGCGAACCCAAGCAAGAATAAGTATATACTTTTGACGATTAAAAGTCAACTAGTAGAATTTATTGTAACACGACCAAATACGAGCATTACCACGGGCAAACTCTTTAGCCATAAACTCTGCACTAAAATGTATATCTTTAGCTTGTTCAACTGTAATATGGGTATGAGCCTTAAGATTGATTTGTGCAATACCTACAGAGTATTCTCTTGGGGTATTATTTATAGCGTTAGGGTTTAGAGAGCTTTCACAAAAAGATGTTTTATACATTTTTTCGTAGGATACATTATATCTCTCTGCGTATAGGGCTAGTACTTCCTTTACTGATAAAACCTTTGGAGGTTCTACAGGTTTAGGAGCTTCTGCCATCAACGGAGATGTCATTGTTACTGACATTATCGCTATGGACAATATTGATTTGTAAAAGATTTTACTCATATTGACCTAATCCAAGGTCGGGGTCACTTATTTAGGATTTACAAACAGTTCTAAAACTGCTTTTACCCCAGCTCTAAGTCCAGTAAACAATAGGGAGGCGAGTGCTCCACTTTGTAAACTTTCCATTGTAAGTGAGTCAATAGAAGCAAGTATCACTATTCCAAATGCTGATGCAAATGTGATAAGCGAACTTATTAAGTAACGTTTAAATGTTTTGTTCATAATTATGCCATTAGGCTAGTATATTTTACCATTTATAGTGAAAGTATTTGCCATTTTTATCACTAAGTTGGAACTTGTAAGTCTTGTCAATCTCAGGAAAAAATACTTCGCTGTGGTATTTCTTTAGTGCTTCCTCCTGGCATTGTGAAGAACAATATTCTCTTCTATGATGACCTACAAAATCGTCGTTGCAGACTTTGCATATTTTCTTCATAAGATAATTATATAATTTGTAAATAGTTATGCAATATAAAACTGTGGATAACGCAAGACCCGCACAGAAAAGGATGTGCGGGTTAGTAAAAAAAAATATATGAGTTAGGTAAGTGCTTGCGATTGGTGTTATGAAACCAATAATTTATATTAGCATTATATTTCAAAATGCACAAAGTCCTTTTTAGTAAACCTACCTCCCCAGCGGAGTCCAAGTTTTTCTCCGATTACTCCTATCTTTTTCCAATCAAAGTTTTTAGGGTAAGGGTCTTTACCTATAAATGCTACATCAAAAGCGTTTCGTGATGTATGTTTTGATTTCTTTGTCCAAGTTACAATCGCACCAGGAGCGGTTCTTCCTTGGGCGTATAGTCTATTTTGTTCTTCTTGAGAGCGGTAACCAGAAGTTATCTTAAGTTTATAACCCTTTTGTTGACAAAGTTCTAGGAACTGAATTGCTAGTCTTTCACATTCAGGAGATAGACCCCACTTAGCTAGACTAGGCTTTTTTTTTAGGCTCTCAAGAGTTACTTTTCCTACTATTCCATCAGCAACAAGTCCTTGTGATTTTTGATAAGCAATTACAGAGTTTTTAGTAAACAATCCAAAGTATCCAGTATTGCTTGGATAGTTAAAATAACCCTTTTCTCTTAGGAGTTGTTGAAGTTCTTTTACATTCTCACCACGACTACCTAGTTTCATAATAGGAGTTACTGTAGGGACTGATTGATTTAGCTCTAATACAGGTTTTAGTTCTTTCAATAAGTCTTTGTAGTAAACACGATTACCATCTACTATGCTTCCGTATTTAGCAGGGACAGTATGAACTGTATCTTTTTTACCAGCAAAGAAAAAACCAGCATGAGCTGTTTCATGTAATAAATATAATGACATCGTACTAAAGTGAGCACCATACCAATGCTCTGGTATAACTATAGCTGTATTACCTAAAAGGTTTATAGGGTATTGAGTAGGGTTTGATTGTCTTGGGGTTGAGCTATTTTCGCCGAGTATAAAAACTGAGAGTCTATTACCAGCTTCCATAAAAGGAATAAGGTCATTTGCATATACAGAGTTAGCACTATTTACCACATCACTTGAAAAGATATAAGTAGTAAATGTTTTATTTATTGTTTTCTCAGAGCTGTCTATAGTATAGCCAAGAGATTTAAGTTCTTGGATATAGTGTTCTATACCTTGTTTTGCAAGTAGAGGGTTTTTTACTTTGTTGAAGATGAATTGGATTTTCATTTAATGTAGTTTAGTGTGAATAATACAATAGTCATTATAACACCGAAGCCCCAGCCAATAGCATTACGCCAGAACTCAAGTTTGTTTACTCTGCCATTAGTTTTAGTTGCTTGGTCAAGGATTTTTATAAGCATCGCATCTTGTTTCTCTAAACGCTCTTTTATGTCACTTAAGAAGTGATTTATTTCTCTATCTGTATATGTGCGTGGTTGTGACTCCATGTTATACTCTATCAATGATTAAACACCACTTTTGTAAAACTTGTAGCAAAGAATTTACCCCTAATATTAGTAGTCTCAATAAGGGCTATTCTCTTTACTGTAATATGTCTTGCTATAACCTTGATAGAGGTAAAAATCCTGGATACTATGCTGTTCATAAATGGCTTAAAAAGCATTTTGGTAAGGCTGATATTTGTGAAGGGGAAGATTGCTCTGGTATTTCTAATAACTATCAATGGTGTCTTAAACATAATTGTAATTATATCAAAGACAGAGATTGTTTTCTTAAACTTTGTGTTTCTTGTCATAGAAAATATGACTTTACCGAAGAAAAAGGAAAAATTATTTCCAATTTCATGAAGACTAGGATAACTAGTATTGAAACTAAAGAAAAAATGTCTAAAACTAGAAAAGGTAAAAAACTTTCTGAGGAGTGGTCTAAAAATATATCTCTTGGTCAAAAAAAGAGGTGGTCTTTGCGACGTAAATCTTAGTTCCCTTTTGCTATAATTACTATCATCTGCCATATATTCTACTTAAAGTCTTTTAAGTTTTGCTTAGTTTGAGCTAACTCTGCCTTAGCTTCTAGTAATTGACTTTCTAGGTTATCAATAAGTATCTTTAGGTTTTCTTTTTTCATCTCTTCAGACGCTAAAAAGCTATCAATGTCTAATTCTTGTTCTTTAGTTTCCACTATTCGTATTTTGTTGTTTATTTTTTCTATGTTTTTCATAATTATTGTGTTACACCCCCTGATACTACGCCAGCTATTGAATAGGCTCTTGAAGACACAGCTATTGGTGTTGTTAATGTTGATGGGAGTGGAAACGATGTTGCCACAGCACCACTACCTAATAAGTTGTCTGTGCTATATCTACCGAGTGAAATAGTTGCGTTATTTGCCGCCACAGCTAAGTAATAAAATCCTGGTGTAAGAGCAACGCTTGATGAAAGTGATATTAACTGTGAGCCAACACCAGGAGATGCAACGGAACCAGAAGAACCTAATCTTGTACCTGAGCTATTATATATACCTACATCTATGTTACCAGATGAAACACCGATATACACAGCGACTTTTGTTATAGTACAAGCAACTGGTACTGTTATGGCTAATGTATATGCGGTATTGGCGACTGTTGTTTGTGCTGAGTTAGGTGTTGCAGTAATACCTAAATAAGCTGGTGTATAACTTAGTGTTTCTATTTTGTCATATACGGCATTCTTTGTTGGTACTTCTGTATTACTATCCCAACCAGAACCATATGCTTCATCTGGGACAGAAATATCTGCTATGAAAGTACCACCATCAGTAAGATTTGCGAGTGTCTTTCCCTCTACAGCAATAACCCCAGCACTTACTCTTGAAAGTGTTGTATCTGTTGCGTGTCCTAATTCAATAGTTGTGAACTGTGGAGCAGTAAGAGATGTAAGGATAGCTGTACCACCTACTGTCGGCATATTTGTACTTTCAATATCAGCAGTCCAGACCTTTGTTGCTCTTGCTCCTGTAGCACCAATAGAGCCAGTCATAGTTATATTTCCAGTACCAAGCGTTATATCACCAGTTACATTAGCTGAACCATTAAAGTTCTGTCCCCAGATTGTTCTAGTATTTGTTAGGGTTGCAGCACTACCTGTAGTATTTTGGTTAAATGTTGGAAATGTATTTGTACCAGAGGTTAGGTTTTTATTAGTGAGAGTCTGTGATACATCTGTAAGAGATGTTCCACCAATGGTAATCATGTTTGTAAATTCCCCATCTGTAAACCATCCTTTTCTCCATCGAATAGCTGTACTTCCTAAGTCATCTGTATTATTTGTATCAGAAATAAGTGATGTATTTATAGCAACAGAAGCTAGGTTATCAAGAGCGGTAGTTGCACCACCACTTGATATAGTAGCCCATGTATTGTCACCACGAAGATAGGTTGTATTGTCTGGAGTACCTGTTGCGCTTAATGAAGCAGTTACAGATGGGGTGCCATCATTATAGGCAAGATTGATAAATGTACTGTTTGCCACTATTCCACCTACAGCATCTTGAGCAAGTTCGTCTGTATACTGTGTAATATCACCAACAAATAGAACATTACCATCAGAAACCGCTGTATCTAATTGAGCTTTAGTAAAGGAAGAAGCTAACTTACTATCAAGGGCGGTTTGTAGACCAGAGGTCTTTGCTATAGAGAGTGCATTATCTGCAATCGCTGTAGCATTACCAGTAGAAGTAACTACCCCTGTAAGGTTAGCATTCGTTGTTACAGTATCAGCATTCCCCGTTAATGCTCCAACAAATCCTGTAGCAGTTAAAACATTAGTAGTAGCATTGTATGTTAGACCTGCATCACCAGCAAGGGTTCCATCTCCAGTCCAGTAACCAACTTGAGTATTTACAGGTGTCCCTACCTTGGAAACATCGCCAGAACCCGCAGGTGTAGCCCATGTGTTATCACCTCGTAAAAACTTTGTATTATCTGGTGTACCTGTTGCTGAGAGGTTGTCTAAATCAATAGCATTAGCTGTAATGACTTGTCCCACAATAGATAGGTAATCTTCACCTGCGAGTGTTACATCTCCAGTATTAGTACCTGACGTATTTCCTATAACTGTAAGTTGGGCATCTGATACATAGTTAAGGTCTGTAGCTTCGGCTATATCTCCTGTGTCTAGTACTACTGTACCTGTTTGTCCATTTACTGAGTCTACTGCACCACCACCGCCACCAGTTATTGTCACATTTGCGTTATCACCATTATAAGAAACTGAGGCTGAACCAGAGAAGTTAATGTTCTTAGCTAATTTTCCATTAACTAATGTTGTTGAGCTACCCTTGATTACGTTGTGGGCAATATTACTTGAAAGGTCAGTAATCTTTTTAGTTAGACCCCTGATTACTTTCTGGTCAATAACTTCTTCAAGCGCATTGAGTTTTTCAGCAATATCTTCTCCCCCTATTTCTTCGGGCGTTTCTATGATGGGTATACGAGAAAGTGTTTCAGTAATAATTCCTTCTCTATCTATCTCTACTGGTTCAGGGATTTCAAAGTTTCTAAACTCTTCTATAAGACCCTCTAATTGAGCCATTTTTGCTTCGTGAACCTTCTTTTGCTTGTTTGTGAGTTGTCGTACCTCTAATTGGTTATCGTGGGCTTTTTCTTTAATTTCAATTAGGGCATTTTGTATTTGAGTAAATGTTTCCTGTGAAACAGTATTAGAAAATTCCTCTGATTTGGCTACAAGTTCTTCTTTTAGTTGAGAGAGCTGTTCCTTATTAAGTTTAACGAGAAAATCCACAAACTCCTTAGCTTGTTTCTTGGTTAAAACATCTGCAACTTCTGCAAGTTTCAGCATTTGTTCTATCATTGGGTTGTTTGGTTTCTTTTCCATTATTTAGTTTTAGGATTGCTCCCGAAGTTATACACAGCCCCCTATTGCTTAATTATAACATGTGTGTAAGAGTTAAAGTATGATACTAGGAATAGCCCTACTCTTATTTGCTCTGTGGTTACACCTTGAAGAACAAAAGGTTATTTAAACACCTGTTCTGCAATTAGTCCTCCACCTACTAGCGTTGCTCCTGTTTTAAGTGCTTTTACTTTACCTGGGTTAGATTTTATGAATCTTTGTAGTTTACTTCCACCCTCTGACGCAGCCTTTTTAGCAATAGTATCTACTGCTTGATATAGATTTGATTGTTTTGCAAGCAGGTCTTTAACAGCAACATCAGGTACTCTTTGTGCTAGAAAATCATTACCACCCTGTCGAATAGCTCTAAGTGCCACAGAGACAGCCCCCTCTTTGCTTGGGTCAAATATAGCAGAACCTTTTTGAGAAGCCATCCATGAATCTAATTGTTTTCTTGCATTTAATAATCCTTCTGGTGTGTATCCGTTTTCCTTAACAAGTGCACTAAACTTATTACTAATTTTTTCTGCAACTTTTTCTGCATCGCCAACTATCAATGGGTTATCTTTTAGTTCTGACTTAATTGTCTTCATGTAGCCATTAAATTCACTAGGCGAGAAGAATCCCTTGTCTTTTAGTTGAGATTTTAGAACCTCAGCAGTGTTTGAGATTTCATCATGAATAAGATTACTATTTTGAAGTAATGTATTTTTCTTACTTAATCCTTTTACAGAACTTACGGCTTCTTTAATTCTATCAAAACCTGGTACAGCTTCTTGTATATTACGAACCCCTGTTAATGCTCTATTTTCTATAACCTTACCAGTTTTAATAGCCGTCTCGGTTGCCTTTTTAGTAAGTTCTGGTGTAATTAAGTCGTCAATAAAATTAGATGTTTTTTGTATAGCTCTTTCCTTTAGTTTAGATGGTATAGATTGGATAATTTCACCAGTCTTTTGTACAGCAGGAGCACCACCAGCTAGACCGCCAGTTGTATCAACTATAGCTTGAGCGTTTTCTTTATTTAACTGTAAATTACCTTGCTCGTTTCTAGTTACAAGATTACCACTTAATCCAGTAGCCTTATCTAGTGCTCGAATAGGGTTTTTAATAGACTCTTTTACATTAGACACTGTTCTTTGTAGTATATTTTGTTTTGGTTGTTCTACTGGTGAGGGCACTGGTTTAAATGGTGTTAAGTCGATACCAAACTTCTTTGCTTCTACATCTAAAGCACCACTTGTTGCCATAGCCTCAAGGTCTCTAGCTGTCTGACTATTTGGATTTTTTGCTGCATATTCAAATGCTTCTCGTAGGTTTGCCATGTTAATTTAATTTAAAGTTAATAGTGCCATCTTTATTAAAACCTTGAACACTACTTGTACCAGGGATAGTTTGGTTTGTTATACCTGTTGCTTGTTCAAATTTATTAGGAGTACTTGAAATAGATGTCGGTTGATACGCACCACCAGAACCCATAATAAGGTTATTTAAAACAGAGTCTCTTAATGATTTTTTATTTGCGATTGTTGTTGCGTCATCGCCTAAAGATGGGAAGTATTGCAATCTTGCATCATCAAATTCAGTAGGACTAATTGCTGCTCCTGATTCTTTACGAAGTTTAGCTGTAATAAAATTACGCATAGCTTGAGCTGCTTGTCTTTGGTCGGCATTAAGTAATTTATTGGCTAACTGACTCTTTGACTCAAGAAGTTTAAATTGAGCGTAGTTAAGATTTTGTAGTACGGGTGTTTTTGCGTCAATAATTGAGTTTGCTTGTTGTATTCTATCAGCGTAACCAGCACTTGCTACTTGTCCCTCTGTTGGAGCTTTTCCTTTTACTCCTGTGGTACCCGTAGCGTTTCTTTCAGCTATTTGTGAGTTGATATTAGCTCTCTGTGCTTTCTCAGTTTTAATCTGTTCTTTTAGGAGTTCGTATTTAAGAGTTTCTGGAGAGTATTTACCAAGTATTTTAGCAGCGGTTAATGTATCTGTAGCCTTAGAAGCTGCGTCTATAGCTGATTGTGGAGCACCAGAAGAAAGAGCGGTTAATGTCATTTCTGTTATTGCTTTCTTATTGGCCTTCTCTTCTTCAAGAGCTTTTTGTTCTTTATTCAAAGCATACTCCAAAGCCTTAGCTTGCTTTGACTCTTCACCAGTTAGTTTATCCTTAATCAGCTCCAGTTGTTTTAGTTTAGTATTATAAACAGCCTCTCTATCTTGATATATTAGGTCAACAGCACGATTAGCAGTGTTTTGAGCTTGTTCTACTTGTCCTTGTTTACCTAGTATTTGAGCTTGTAGAAGTCCTAAATCAGCAGCAGCAGCACGATTAACAGCACCTTGTTGTCCTAGCATCATTGAAGTTGTAAGACCCTTTCCACCAGCAGTGGCTTCTATATTTGCATTTAATTTATCGTATTCAGCCCTCTTTGAAAGATATTGAGCATTTAAGTCAGCGAGTTCTTTATTAGCCTGTGTAAATCCTGTTTGTTGTTCGGCTTGAGTTTGAGAAGCACCACGACCTGTTAGATTTTCTGAGGCGGTTGATACACTTCCTAATAGTCGGTCATAGAGAGATTGTGTTTCTGTTTGTGGTTGATTAGCAGCGTCAAGATACTTTTGTATATCTTGCTGTATCATATCGCCACTAGCAACTAAACCAGTTCCCATGTCTGTTGGTTGTTGAAATGTACTAGCAATATTTATAGGTGCTTGTGGTTGTATTTGGGTTGGGGTGATTGTCTGAGAACCTTGTGTCCTTAAAAGATTTTTAGCGTCTGCTTGTGCATTTTTTTGTGCTATTTCTTGGTCTGTCATATATCTATATATTATACTATGATAAAGCTACGTAAATCCAAGCATTTGTGCTGGTATCGTATACGTAAAGTCTATGTGTTGCTCCGTTTATGTAAATCTGTACTTGATTAAACCAGTTTATAGGTGTTGATGTTGGTGCTACTGATACTGTTTGAAACATACCAAAAACATCAGAAGCTCTTTGTTGAGTCTCCATCTTTGGTTCTGCATATTCTGGTTTTATTTCTTTTAATTCACTCATATATCTTCACTTGTATCATCAAGAGGTGTTGCATAGACCGAAACTCTTTGTATATTAGCCCCACCTGACGCTGTAATGTATAACTGTAAATCCTCAAACTTATCTCTATGTGTTCCAGCTTTTACTGGTCTAAAGAGTAGTGTTTGTTTTGGATTAGTGGCTGAATATGACTTAGTTTCAACACTATAAGTTGTTGCTAGAGAATAACTACTTGCCAATAATTGAACTGATTGACCAGATGTAAGTGGTGATGTGAGTGTAATTTTTGTATAGTCGTATCTATGGGGTTTATCCATAACTAGATTGAGTGGTCTTATATCAGCTTGACCTCTTGTTGAGCCTGTATTAAAGACTAATGTTTTTAGATTAGTTAAACCAACCCAAAATTGTTCTCCAATTACCGCCATACCCTTAACTACAGAAGAATACCCTATTAAAAATGGGTCATAAAATATCTTTCTTTGACCAGATATAGGGTTTCCATAAGCAAATACCCTGTCTTGATATGCTGTATCTGTTCCTCCATATACCCAATATAGAGAACCTCTTGATTTTGTTAAATGGTATGGTGAATATGGCTTGGCTACTGAAATGGTATTAGTTCCAAAGTCTCTAATAAGTGACGGTTGTGTTGCAGAATTGCAAACATAAAGCCCATTATATCCAAAGAAGTAAACTGAATTGTCTATTGTTTTACCAGCAATTAAATAAGAATCATCTACATCAAAAGAAATATCAGCAGTTGATTTAATCATATCCCAAAACTGTACTTTACATCTATAGTTACCTACTTTTAATTTTGATAAAGATTTATCGTTATTGTCTGAAAGAATAACTAAGTATCTTCCGTCATTTATTAAATCTCTCACATGAAAACCATCCTCAAGTGTAAAAAAGTTTGAGTTACCTGTAGTTCCTGTTGAACTTGTAATTATTCCAACTCTAAAATCATCACCAATATATAAATTACTATCTGCACCAACACACATAGCCATATAGTCTATAGTGTTTTGAAAACCAGCAAGAATTACGGTGTCAGAACCCGCTGCAACTGGCAATGAATTACTTCTAAGGTCTGGGGTTCCTTTTATATTTGCGTATATATATTTCCCTTTCCATATAGTTGCCCCAATAATATCTGTATGTGTGACAATTTCAGATGTTACATCTGTAACAGTGTATGGAGAGTCTTTTAGAACTCTATATAGTTTAGTTGGTGTATGAACATAAACATAGGCAGTTGTTCCGTCTGTCCAACTATTAAAAATCTTAGGAACTGTTCCTGTTGTAATTTCAGATGGA